GCGAGTGCGGTAGATGCGGTTGAATCGTCGCGGCTGGGCACGCTGGGGGCCGCCGGTATCGGCGGGGGGGGTGGAATGAACGGCTTGTCCGGGGCTTTGTCTCCGCCTCCGCCTCCGCCGAAAATTCCGGCGATCGCGTCAATGATTACGCTCATGGGTCAATACCTCGATAGGGGGCTATAGTCGTCGGTCCCGGTGGAACTCTGGTGCATTATCATCGCCATCGGGGCCATGTTTTCAGCGTAAGTTACAGCATAACGCAACATCATCAGGGCGTACCGATTCGCGGATTCGGCGTCGTCCTTGATATCGACGATCACACCGTCTTTCCGGTGCAAGCTGCGTACTTCCTTCAGGAATGGCTGGCATACATCCTCGAAAACGCGGAAGCGTCCCGTCTTCATGCGGTCGAGCACATCGCCGGTACCGCGTTCGCGTGACTGAGGCCCGCCGATTGCATCATCGAAGCGGGCGGACAGGGGCAGGACGTTGCATCCGGCGTCGATAAAGGGTTGAATCACCTGCTCTCCGGAGCCTTTGTCGCGTTGATAACCGTCATGGGGGAACGCAACCGGCCAGTTACCGCGTGCTAGCAGGGCTTGGGCGTGAACCGGGGCCGCTTCACCGGCCATCTTGTAAACGTCGTAGAGGTAAGCGATGTCATTATCGCGGTCGTGAGCGATCCAGCACGCGGCGAAGGGGTGGCCGATGCCGAAGTCGATGCCGGTTATGCGGGCGAAGTGGTTGGGGATCTTGAAGGGGCGACAGGTGTAGACTGATTGAGCGATCGGATAGACAAGTCCGGAGCCGAGCAACGGATCACCGGCCATTCGGGTTTCGCGTTCGTGCTCCGGAATCAGCTCCAACATTCGCTTGCGAGCTTCTTCGTCAAGGTGGGGAGCTTCATCCCAGCTCGCTTGTATGTACCACGTTCCCGGCGTGCCGTCGAAGAAGTGTTCAACGGTTTCGCTGAGGCCGAAAAGGGGCGTTCGGGACAACATCAGCAAGCCGTTCTCATCCAAGATTCGCATCTGGCATTCAGAGTAAATCTTGTGGTCCGGCGGTTCTTCATCCAGCCAGACGCCGTGACGGGAGACGCCTTGAAACTTCACATCACCCATCTCGTAGGTCTTCATGCTGACCATTGACGAGCCGCCGGTGACGTGCTTCACCTTGGCGTAGTCCATCACGTTCACCACGCCGCACTGTCTGAAGGCGAAGTCCTGAATGCAGCTCTTGGGGATCCAGCCGGTGCCGTCCGGAACCCGCTCGCCTTCCTCCATCCCGCCGAATAGAGCTGCCTGACAGATATCGCGGGTGGTTTCGTTGGTGGGTGAGGCTACGATCCATCGCGTAGGCTCGTTGAATCGGCGGCCCCTCCACCAGTCGGGATAGAGCCCGGTAAGGTGAGTCGCAACCTCGGCGGCGCAGGTGCGTGTCTTGCCCGTCCGGTTGCCCGCGAAGATCGCACGCTCGGTAGTGTGCTCTCCGACGTCGTGAAACTCCTGTTGCCATTCATAAGGGCCGCCGGGGTGGCCGTCCTTGGCAACCCCGGCGTACTCCATCTGGAGCCTGTTCGTGGAGGCTGACTTCTTGATTGCCGCGATCAGCTTCATGGCCCGCCGCTGAACCTCGCTCGGCAACCCTTCGCACGCATGTTTGAGGGATTCGGCGGTAAGCATCATTCGACTCGCTCGACAATGATCTCGCACTGTGCGTTGATCGTGTTGATGGTGTATGAGGCGTCGCTGTCGTCAACCTCGGTCTGGATCTCGATGTAATCGCCGTTGCTGACGTCGATTTCCGTGCTGATGTTGAGGCTGATGTCGCCCCAGCTTGATCCGCGTGAATAGTTGCGGGCGACGCAACGTAGGTTTTCATCCGATCCGTTGGTGCGGATGTAGAGCATCAGTGTCGTTCTGGCTGAGCCGCCCTGAGTGCATGAAATGTTCGCCTTGATCTTCACGCGGCCGTCGAATTTGCATCCGATGCGGCTGGGGTTAAGTAGTGGGCTGTGGTCGAACCCGCTATCCGCTCGGAGTGCGTTGTCCCACCGGATCTGCTGCTTCGTCCCGTTCGCTCCGCCACAGTTGTCGGTGACGCTGGTTTTCCCTAGGTGGATGATCGGCCGACGTCGCAACAGGGGGGTATTGAAATGGTGTGGGAAGACGCTCATGTACGCGGTACTCCAAAGACGGTGAAGGTGACGGCGTTTGCCGTTCCGTTCTGGCAATGGAGTTTGCCACCAGAGGCGAGGGGCCAGTAGTTGAAGGCGTTTTCGGGTACGCGATGGTGCGTCTCGTTCGCTCCGATGGGCAGATCCCAGCTAATCGAGTGCTCCTCGGCGGCGGCAGAGCCGTCCTGTGCCATTGACAGGCGGTAGGTGGTCGCGGCTCCGCCTGTCTCGGAGACGATGATCTCGTGGATTCTCGCGCCTCTGGCGGATGTCGGTGCGGTGTAAAGGTCGTGCGTGCTGGTGTCGTTGTGCCGCTGCTGGGCAAGTTCTTCAAGGTCGTGCGCGGGATGGGCGGATGTGAACGCGAGGCCGGTCAATGCAATTGATCCGGCGGCGACGTCCTGGGTGGAGACTTTGCCGCGTACCTGGGTGAAGCGGGCGATGTCGTAGGTCTTTGGGAGTGTTGTCGCGGAAAGCTCGTCGATCGTCTCCCATTCGCGGCCATCGACCGAGCCCTGAATTGCGACCACGGCAGAACCCCATACGCCGGAGTTCTGCGTCACCTGAACCGCGAGACGGTTAGCGTGCCGGACATCCCAATTGGTTGCGAAGGTATCGTTGGCCGATTTGAGGTCAACGGTCTGGATGTCCATGAGGGTTGAGGTTGTTGAATCCGGTACATAATTGCCGGATTCGTCCGGTGGGGGTAAGGCTGACATGGTTTACAGCTCCGCGTCTGCGGTGTGGGTGACGGCAGCAGGGGTGCCCGCATCTTGGTAGTATCCGATGTTGGTAATTCCGCCGAGTGCTCCTGCGGTGGTTGTCATGGATGGAGTGCCGAGCATGGGCACGGGATGTCGGTACATGATGGTTTGGGCGGTGAAGCGTTGGAGCACGGATTTGTGATAGAACCGCTGGCAACGTGCCAGCTCGTCCACGGGCTTTTGAGCGACGTAGGCTGATGCTTTTTCGCGTCTTTCGAGTTTTACATTACTGATGTGAATGCGATCATTGGCTACGCAGTCGTCATCGTCCACCCATATCAGTACCGCGACGTTCGTTGCGGCGGGCGGAATTGTCATACTTTCGAGCTTGAACCGTTGCCATGATGTGGTGAGAGCGTGGTTTGTCGGCGTGCAATCCGTTGCGTAGAACCAGTTGGGGGCGACGAGTGACGGATTCGACCCGGAGCCGGGCCACGGTGTGGCGATGCAGTCGCTTGTTACCACGTCGGCGGTGCCGTCCCAATAGAGCACGGCCGATCGCAGGTTGTTGACCACTTGGCCGATTTCGGTCCTGGCAAAGAAAGAAAGCGATACCTTCTGGCCGATTAGTTCGGCCGCGTCCTCGTTTGGAAGGATTTGGAGGATGCCGAATTGCTTGTTCGGGGTAACTGTGTCGATTTGGATGGAGGTCCGGCCGCCGTCCGGGGTGGAGGTGCTGCGGTAGACGTCCACAACACCATTGCCGTCGCTGAGAATGATCCAGCGATCGGCGCAGTAGGTATCGCTGTTGGGGGCTGCGAATGCCGTATTCCGCTGCCAGACGTCCATGCCGCCGTTAATCAAGAGGTTCGGCATCAGGGGGCCTCGCCACGCCCAATCGCCCCACGCATCACCTGTGCATTCGAGTTGCTTGTCCTCATCGTCGCCGCCCGCGTCCGGCAGGGGGATGGTGGCGTACCAGTCGTAGGTATCGGCGGCCGTCGCCATGAGCATCTTGTAGGCGTCGCCCGCCTCGGTGATTGGTACAGCTCCAACCATCCAGTTCCACGCGGAAGCCGCCGTTGCCATCAGGATCTTTCGGGCGGCCGCGTCTGCTGCGTCCGGGTTCGGCACATCGCCGGTACCGGCAATCGCCTGAGCGTTCACCCATGCCTTCGTCGCCGCGTCCTGATTGTCCTCCGGATCCTCAAGGTTGATGATGCGGCAATCGTCGGCATCAAATTCCTCGTGGGTGGTGCCGCCGCGACGGATCGCGTTGATAAGGCCGATGGCGAGCCGGTCGCATACTTCCTGAAAGCTGTCCGAGGAAAACTCATCGACAGCGCCGAAGTTCACGAGCTGGGTCCACGGGGGCACGCGGACGATGCGGATGGTGGTGCCTACCGGGGTGGTGACGAAACTCACCTGCCCGCCGGTTTCTTCTCCGGCTCCGGTGACGGTGTAGTCGGTGCCGAGCGTCTGTGCCACATCGTCAAGCAGCACAAGCAGCTCGGCGTTGGCGAAGAATTTGAACGGGACGGCGTAGTCATCGCCGCTGACGCTGTAGCTGATCTCGTTGGTGGTGTTGCTGATGGTCATGGCTCGTCCTTACATTGAAAGCCCGGCTGAACTGCCGCCGCCGTTGTCGTCGCTGAGGATCTGATTCTCTACAAAGTCGCGGGCCATTCGGAACGCGGCGGTAAACGGTACGCCGCTGGCCGCACTGATGGATTCGGCAAGGTCGATCGTGGCATTCCAGAATTTAGGATCGGTAAGATCCGCGTTCTTTCGCAGCGTCCATCCGGCTCGTAATGTGTCCTCGATAACGCCGCTGATAGCACTGAAGTCCGAACCGTACATTCTCCGATCCGGCTGGATCATTACCTGCGTCAGAAAGCTGATCGGCTCGCCGAAGTAAAGGTTGCTGATGGTGACGTCGGCGAAGTCCGCCGCGAGTCCTCGCCAGCTCTTGTCATCTTCATCCTCATCCTTGCCGAGTATCCGCTGCCACAGCTCCTTGATACCCATGATGAAAGCGGTCTGACCGATAATCACAAGGCTGACGTTCTTCATCTGCCGGAGCCGGTTCGCCCGACTCGAATCGCGTGATGCTCGAATTGCCGAACGTGCGACCATGTTGATGTTCTGGTTCCGCTGGCTGTGGAACATTGTCGCGGCTCTGACCCATGCGTTGCGGCGGCCTTCAAGGGCGATTCCGCTCATGTGCATGGTGTCAAAGACCGGTTGGGTGCGGTTGATGGTGCGCTCAGCGATCGTTCTGACGGCTTGCACATAGGCATCGCCGGTGAGATTCGGCATTTCCGCGCGTACCTGAAGCTCTGAGGCTCGCCAGATAGCACGGATCGCCATCCGGTCGCACGCGGAAATCCCCCGCATGAAGAGTTCATTCTTGGGTTTGAAGCCGAGGATCATTTGACCTGGCCCGCCCGCCTCATTCAGCAATCCGTGGGCGGATGCTTCTATGCGTGCCCGGATACGCGGGCTCCCGGCTCGCATCCGATCGTCTATCCGGCTGTTGAGCATTGAGGCGGTTCCGACCGCCTTCAGGATGTACCGTTCCGGAATCTCGGTACTGGCGAGCAAGAGCGATGCGGGCTGGTACATCCAGACGCGAGGGTTGAGGCCCAGCAATCCGACTGTGAGCCGGTTGGTAATGTCGTTCACGAAGCCGGTGGTCGGTCCTCGCAACGTCGGGCCGCCGACCGATTCACGGGCCAGCTCATCGAAGTGGCTTTGCCAGTAGGCGAGTAGTTTGGAGCCCCGCGTGTTTCGGATCGCATCCCTTACATTCGGGTTCTCCAACGTCTTGCGGGCGGTGGTCAGTGCGGGCTCAAGCTCGCTGAGCGAGTAGGACGCCCACGCGAGATTGTTAAACTCTGAGAAGATATCGCGGATCTCGATGGGGCTGGTGCGGTCATCGAGCCGTTCCTGCACATAGCCGACGCTGCTGAGAGTCTGTTGGATGTATTGAGTGGAGGTCATCGCCTGCTTGTCGGCGACGATTCCGGCCCGGTGTCGCGGGAAGTAAAGGGCTTCGTGCGTGATATCATAACCGAGCTTCCACACCGACCATTGGCTGATCGCTTCCTTCAGCTCGGTATTGATGTACCGCATCAGTGAATCGACGATCGCCTCTTCCTGCCTGATCTTCGCCGCGTCGCCGTGGTTGAGAATTGCCTGAACGTCGGCTTGGGTGAGCGTGTACGTCTGGCCCGCCTTGTGAGTGCGGATCTTGATCGGCACGCCTTCAAAGAGAATGAGGTCGCGGGTGGCGACGTCCTGAAGCGTCGCCCGGAGATACATCCGATCGCCGCGTGTCATCTTGATCGTGCGGCCTTTGGACAGGCGGATGGTGAGGATTTCGGCCTTGGTCGCCTTGGCGAGTGACGGCTTGCCCTTGATGGTCGCCTCCGCTCGGCCGTATCGCGGTGCTAGCAGGCGGGACATCGTTGCAAGGTCGCGGGAGCCGAGCTGCAACCCGGCGGCCTCGACGGCGGCGGTGAGTGCATCCTGTGCGTGCTGGTATCGTCCGAGCCGGTTGTCGGCGGCGGCGTTAAGCTCGTCATACCAGATTCGATGCGTGTCGGTGTGCTCTCCGCCGCTCATGCGTTCGGCCATCAGATCCGGCTTAAAGTTCGCCTCCTGCGACCACGGGAGTCGCCATATGCCGCGTTCCTGTTCCGGAGCGATGTCGCCGCTGGGCAGTTCGCGGCGTTCCCGCATGGTCGTACTGATCTCGCGGGCGACGCTGTTCGCGGTGACGTTGGCGTTGTACGCTCGTCCTTTGCGAATCAACACGTTCACCATTTCGTTCATCTTCAGAGCGTGCCTGACGCCGTTGGTGAGCGTCCGCAGCTCGTCGGTGGTGAAGCTCTCGGTGTCGCCTGCATACTTCAGAGCGAGCCGGTCAAGTTCCTCGATCATCGTCGCGGGCAACAGTGTTTCGGGGCTGACGCGCAGGAAACGAACGAGCGTCTGTAGTCGGCTCTGATCCGTCTTGTCCAGCTTCTTTAAGTCGATCTCGCCCGTCGCCTCGATAATGGCATCGCGGTATTCGGGGCGGAGTTTGCCGAGCTGGAAGGATCGCATCGTGGCCTTGAACTCGCGCACGGCGATGTCGTGCTCGTGCTTCGTCAAAGCCTCGCGTACCTTCCGAACGCCTTTGGCGAGCTGGCCCATCGTTCGGACGTTGGCGACGTCGTTGAGTAGTCGGCCCTGTTCCGATTTGGGCAGGTGCTCTTTGGCGATGCGGGCCAGTTGGGTTCGGAAGCCGGTGAGCGTCGCGTCATCTGCACGCTTCTGAGCCTTCATGGCGAGCCGAAGGTTTGAGAGTTGCGCCTTGCCCTGTGCGATCAGGATGCGGGCGGTGCGCTGCTGGGCCTTCAGTGACGCCTTGAGGGCATCGCGTTCGGTAATGGTGGGCTCCTGCTTCGGGCCGATGATTGCCTCGCGGATCCGGGTCTTGACCGGCCTTTGCCTCGCCTGTCCGGTTCGCCTCATGGCGTTGTCGCGGAGCTTGGTCAACGCCTGCTCGAACTTCGCCGGGTCAACGCGGTTGGTTTCCGGGTCGATGGAGTGAGTTACCAGCTTGCGGACGTTGCGGATGATGAGGTCAAGGTGCGGGTGAAGGTGGGGGGCTCTGGCGTGGATGAAGGCCCTGACCATCTGCGTCAGAGCACGGCCGCCGAGTATGCCGCGTTGTAAAGCCCGCGCCGAGATGTAAACGGTTGCATCGAAGATATCCCCGAAAATTGGGGCACTTCCGCCGCGTGCTCCCCCCGCGCCCCGCTGTTGCGAGGTCATCGGGCGTTCGCGTTCGGCCATGTTCTCTTTCGCTCGCTGGGCGACGCGATCAAGGTACTGGTAGAGCTTGCCCTGATCGGGTTCTTCGGCGGCGGCTTCCTCGGCGGCGGCCTGTTGAGCCGGGGATGGTGGAAGTGGGGCCGGTTGGGGTGTCTCCCGAAGGCTTGGGGCGGCCATTGCCGCTTCCATCCATGCGTCTTCCTTGGCTTCGCGGGCGGCGATCTCTTCGGCGGTGAGGGGTTCGTAGGTGATTGAGTCAAGGTCGATCGGTACTTCATTGAGTTCCGATGCGAGGATGTTGCCCTCGAAGCCGTCTTCGGTGGCGAGTAGAAGTCGGCCCTCGTCGTCGATGATCGTTTCAAACTCGACGCCGAAGATCGTAAAGCGTGCGCCCGGCCCCAGCTCCGCCGGGCTGTGAAACTCCATTTCCGGCAGGTCGGTTTTACGGCGTTCGCGTTGCTGGCGGCGTTCGCGTTGTTCGTCGGTGAGGGGTTTGGTGGTGCCGCCTCGTCGGCGTTCCGGTTGACGCTCGGTGATTTGCTGGTGAAGAAAGGCGGCCATCACCAGATTGGGGTTAGCGTGTTCGGGTGATTCGAGTAGGTCCGCGATCAGTTTGCGGCGGCGTCCGGCCTTGCCGTGGATCGCTTCGTCCTTGGCGGCTTCATAGAGTGCATCGCCAAGAAACTCCCGAAGCGGTTGCGCCTCTTCGGTGACGTTTGCCCGCTGGGAGAATTGGCGTTTCTCCTGTGGGCTGAGCCCTTCGTACTCGTCCGGTTCGATGGCGAACCATTCGCGGTCGATGGTCCCTCGACCGTAGCTCCATTGCTCGCCCCGGTTGAGTAGTTCATCCTCGACCTGTGACAGTGGGCCGGGAACAACGTCAAGCCATTCGTCCAGTGTCGCTTCGACCTGGCTGAAGGTCGGGCGGGCTAGGCGGAGCGGGATTGGCCGGGCGGTGGGTTGAGGGGAGACAGGCGGCTGCCGACTATCGGGCGGCGTAACAGTCGCTCCCGGCGTTCCTGCCGTGCGGTCTTCGTCCTGCTCGGCTCGGAGTTCGGCTCCGGTGGGCTGCTGCTCTGTGGGTTCGACGGGTTCGGCGGCGTCTTCGGCTTGCTGCTCTGCGGCATATTCGGCCTCCAACTTCGATGATAGCACGGTGAGAAGAGATTGAGCCTGTTCGATTTCCGGTTGGCTGAGGTCTTGGTTCGTCTCTGGATCCATACCCTCTGATATGATGATCCGGAGATATTCAACCGAGTCTTCCAATTCGGTAAGCGTTAGGGTGTCAAGGTCGTCGGGCAGGGCAAATTCCGGTCCCTCGTCAGATTCGGCCGGTTCCGGGGCCGTCTCCTGCGTCTCCGGGCTGATCTCGGATATTCCGGCCTCCGGGGCGGCTACGCTCTCCGGCTCTCCTGTGGCTTCCTCGTCCGCCTCGTCGGGGGAGACGTAATCCTCCGGGGTGACGTCCACGAACGAGTCGGGAAGAATCCAGTCTACTTCTTCGCCGAGGTCCGCTACCGGGGTGTCCGGGGAAAAGGCGGCCATCGCTTCGCGGGCGATTTCGATATCCCGTCTGCTGGGCGGCCGGTCCGGCCCCTTCAGCATCGACCGGCCTTGGGGGGAGAAAAGGGCCGGGGCGGTGAGTAGGGTGCCGCCCGCCGCTCCGAACGCGAAGGCTTCGGGCACACCGGACATCGTTGATCGGGACGGATCGAAGGGGTCTACGGTGTAGAGGCCGGTATTGGCGATGGCGTTCTGTGTAAGCTGGGTAAAGGCTTCCTCCAGACCTTCAACCGTCGCGTTGGTGGCGATGCCAGCGGTTATCCGGGCCGCGTCCGCCATCCGTCTCTCAAGTATCGCCTCGCTGATCTCGCGTGCGATCTTCGGTGTGACCTTCTTGCCGATGATGTCGAGCCCCAGCTTTTCGGAGACGACTTCGACTGAGCCGTAGCCGATGCCCACGAGCAAGGCATCAACTTCATCGGGTTTGAGGCCGCGTGCGATCATGGTTTCCCGGTAGTCCTGAGCGCCCGCACCGAGCGACTGAATGCCGTAGTATGCGAGGATGGGGCCGGATGCTCCGCCGGTGGTGAAGAGGCTGATCGCGCTGGGGGCGATGCCGCCGACCAGTTCACCGGCTCCGGCCGCGAAGCCGCCTTCAGCTCCCATAGCTCCAAGGCCGCCCGCTTCGTGCTGGCGGACGATGGTGCTGCCCGCCTGACGGAACGACTCGGCAAGCTCCGGGTTGCCGAAAAGATCCGCGAGCGCCGCGTTGGCCTGAGCGATCTTCTCCGCCGGTTGAATCAGGAGCCCGGTTTCAAGGCCGCCAAGGAATCGACCTGGGGCACGGACGATGCTGGTACCGAGTGATTCGCGGTTTGGGGTATGGCCGAGCACGTTGCCGGTGGCGAGGGCACGGCGGTAGAGGCGTTGCTGCTCCTGTCGCCGGGCGGCGGCTTCACCGAGATAGTCGTCGGTGACGAACGCTCCGCCCTGTTCGGCAAGTCGCTTGTCGCGGGCGGCCTGAAGATAGGGGTCGAGTTGTTCAACGGTGTTCGGCATCGCGTCGCTCTCCTGTCTCGATCGACCATCCGGGCCAACCCAGCTCTTTACGGTGTAAGTCAACCCGCCGCCAGAAGTCCGGATCGTTCATGTCCGGCTCGACGTGATACTCTTCAACCCAGCGCCAGTGCTGGTAGTTGATGATGCGATCGCGGATGCCGCCGCCGCCGGGAAAGAACTGCTGATCGAACTCCTGCACCGACCGGACGCCGTACTGCTCGCTGTAGCGGAGATTCGCATCAAGCCTCAGCTCCGACCGCTCGATCCGATTGTTCATAAGGCCGGTCAGTGTTTCATGCAGAAACGCATCGCTGTCCGGGGTGAACGTGTTGAAGGTGTGGCCGGTGACGTTCCATGCCATCCAGCCGGTTATCTCGCCGTGGATGATGGCGGGGATGAATGCCTCGCGGCCGAGCCTGACGCGAAGGTCGGGGCGGATGGTCGGCTTCGTGCCGAAGAATCCGTAATTCTCGTTGAGCTGGTCCTGCCATTCGGAGAAGGCGTCTTTCAGCAGCTCTTGGGCGTGCTCGAAGGGTTGGGCGATGGAGCCGACGCCAAGGTCGGCGGGAACCATCCAGTCATCGCCGCTGGCTCTGACCTCGAAGTATTGATGAGCAACGCGGGAAGCGGCATCCGTCGCGGCCTGATCCTTTGGATCATCATTGTTGTAGACGGTCGCCTGTTCGGTGAAGGCATAGAAGAACTCGTTTTTCCAGTCGCGGATAAGGGTGGCGGATGGCGTGTCCGGCTTGATGTCGGCTTTCTTCAGGTATCCGACATAATCGAGCCGGTCGCTCTTGTCCGCCTTGGTGCCGGTCAGTGCCTTGTGGGCCGTGGATATCAGGGCCGGGTTGGCTTTGCTGAGCACACCGAGCACTTCCTGATGTTCCGGCGATCGCGGATCCAGTCCGATCGTCTTGTGGTAAGCGACTTCGGCAAGCGTGCTGTTGTCGCTGCCGCTGGCGACGCGGCGGGCCATGTTTTCGTTGCCCGCGTCGGTGATAGCACGAAGTACCTCGACGCCTCTCTCAAGGTTAAGCGTCTGCCAGTTGAAGTCGCGGTTAAGATCCTTGAGCATGTCGCCGGGAAGATCGCTCTTGTTGACGACAAGCCAGTGGGCGACGTCGGCGGGATTGGCCCGGCGTCGCTTCTGCTCTTTCCAGAACGCATTGAGCGTACCCTGATCGCGGGGGATGTCGGCGGTGGGGATCCCCTGTGAGTATCGTCCGGTGAGATACTTGATGGCCGCCTTCTGCTTGTCGGCATCGGTGGCGGTGCGAGCTAGCACGGCCTTTGCCCGGTTCCGCAGCTCGTCGGCGGCGGCGTTGTCGGGCAGGGCCTTCATAAGTGCCTCCGCCTTCAGCTCGCGGCCCAGCTCATTGCTGTAAACCGTGTTCATCAGCTCGTCGTTCACGAGTGCGACAACCAACTCTTCGCGGGTAATACCGCGTTCTGATCCGAACGCACCTTTGACCTTTGCGCCGGGATGTTCATTGATCGCTGTGACCATTTCGCCGATGGCCTGATGAATTCCCTCGGCGGTGACGGCGAAGGCTTCCTGATTCATTTCCCGGTGAAGTACGTTCTTCGCGTTCTGCAACATCTGCTCGGCATCGCGGGCAAGGGCGATCTCGTGTTGCGCCTTGGCTTCCTCGACGCGACGCATTCGCTCCGGTTGCGGCATGTGAAGTTTGGCGTACTTGTCATCCGCGATGAAGTCGGCGGCGGCGGCGGGGTTGTGTTCCCACAGATAGGCGTACTGCTCTCTGACGGCGGCAAGGGCGAAGTCCGCTTTGCGGTCCTCGGCGGATTCGGCGTTGTACGCGGTGCCGACGCCAAGATCGACCTGGGCTTCAAAGCCGATGATCGCCTCGCGGGCGGATATCTCCCCGCGACTGATCGGCAACAGCATCATTTCCGCCGTCTGGTCGTGGGCGGCACGCATTCGGCGGGCCTCTTCGTGACGGGCATAGCGTTTGAGCCGCGAGGCCGCGTAGACCTTTAGGGCTCCGTAGCGTTCGGATACGCTGGCCCTGAGCACTTCATCGTCTATATCGTCGATCTGTTCCTCAACCGCTTCCATCTGCGTATCGAAGAAGGGCAGGGTTTCGGCGGGGTCCACCTGTTCCGCCTGAAGCTCGGCATCATTCACCTTCTGCATGATGTCGTTGGTGTATTCGCCGAACTGCCGGGCACGGCGGGCCTGACGCTCAAGCTCGCCGATGTCGGACAGGGTTTCGCCCAACTCTTCAAGCCCCGCACCGAGCGCTGATCCGGTGGTGACGCGGGCGACGGGGGGCACGGTGGATGGGAGATTGCCGAGTGCCGGAGCGCTGAGCTGTGCATTGGGTACGTTAATTCGTGACATCGTTTGCTCCGTTATCCGTGCTTGTACTGGTAGTAACCCTTGAGCGTGGTCGTGCCTGCCTGCATGACGGCTCCCAGCACGGCCGCATCCGCCTGGGCTTCGGCGGCGGTGGCGGCGGCTTCGCCTTCGTACTCCGCTCCGATGGCGGCCAGCACTTCGCGGCGTGATAAAATCTGTCCCTCAAGTTTCGCCTGCTTCGCCGCCTCTTCCCCGGCCATCCGGATCATAAGTGCATCCTGCTCCGACTCCATCGCCTGATCGGCCATGATGTCTATGGGGGATCCGGCGTAGGCGAAGCCGGAAGCCCCGAAGGATGTTCGGATCTGTGACAGGCGGCGGTCTTCGTTGCGGCGGAAGCGTCGTTCTTCAACCTTGGCCGTCTCTCGTGCCGTCTCGGCGTTACGGGTTCCCAGCTCGGAATAGAAGGCGGCGTTGGCGTGGCTGATCTCTGATCGCATTTCGGCGGTGCGGCGTGCGACCTCGCCCTGAAAGCGTGCCTGCGACGCTTGGGCTCCGCCCTTGAGAAGCGAACCAAATGCGCTCATGCCAGCGGACGCGAGTATTAGGGTGCTCATGGTCTGATCCGTGAATAGAGGTAATAATCATCGCCCGCCGCGTCGTAGGCTCGCATCAGCCCCTCGCGTGTGAAGCCGAGCAATTCGATCCATCGGACGGCTTCGGGGAAGTCGGTGCGTACCGCCGTTTCCAGACGGCGGAAGTTGAGGGGGGTCAGTGGGTTCATGGCGGTGTGGGCGGCTAGGACGGCTTTGCGATGAATGTAAAGCATTTCCTTGCGGCCGACGCGGTTGGAGAGAAGCGACCATGCCATTCCTCGGCCGGGCCAAGCCTCGATGAATCCGAACGCGGCAATGGGGGTTAGGTCGGCATCGACAAATGAGTATGAAAAAATCTGCTTCGCCACCTTTTCCCATGCGACACCGTTCCATATAGACATCGCTCCGTCCTTCGCCTGTCCCTGTTGGATGTTGGCGAGGATGTGTTCCGCGTGTTCGGGGTCAAACCGTGTGGGTTTAAGAATCATCGACGACGATCTCGGCGGTCATGGAGAGTACGGTCATGGGCAGGGGCGTATCCTGCTTCACGAAGACAGTCACCAGCTCGTCCGTGCTTTGTGGGATGGAGACGATCTTGTAGCCGGTGAACAGTGACGGGGCGGTGTCCATCGAATCCCCGGCCTTGTGGTACTGCAATTCTTCCCATTCACCTTCATCGTCATCATCGTTCACGGGAATCGAGCCGACGCGACCGCCTAGCGTGTTGTGGAAATAAACCTTGACCTCGGCAACCCGGAGCTTCTGACCGTGCGAGCTGATGCCGCCGCGACCCTGAAGCACGAAGGGCATCGGCTCAAGCTCGCCGGTGTAGGGTAGGCCGACGTGAACAACGCTGTATTCATCATCAAGTGTTATCGCGCCGTCTACAACGGCGCAATCGGGGTGTACGGCCCCATCTGCCAGCACGGAAACGGTTTCGCCTTCAAGGTGGTCAAGGCCGGAGAACTCGTCTTCAGGGGCTCCGTCGTAGCTGATGCCGCAATCAACGTGGAAAGCGTCTTCCTGTTCCGAGTTGGGGGTGAAGAGGGGGTTCATCCATTCAACGTACCGGCGTTCCTGACCGTTGATCTTGCGTTTGACGATCAGGTAAAGAATGTCGTTGGTGCCCTCGCGGATGCACGCGACCGATTCGACCTCCGCGTGATTGCGGGTGGGGGATGATCCGCCCAGCAGGTGACGGTGCCAAGCGGTGACGTCCTCGGCACGTTCGTAGGTGAAGCCCACGAGCACGCCGTCGTCGCGTACCGCCCATAGAACCTGATCCGCCTCTTCCTGATAGGCGGCGTCGATGGCTCCCTTGGCGGTAATGTGTTCGGATCGGAGCGACAGATTGCGGGCGACAAGCCCATCATCCTGAAAAGAGTACCGCAGCTCCCGAAGTCGGCGGCCGCCGTTCTGCCAGAAAAGCAGCTCGGAGCCAGCGAGGGTTACGGGCATGTCCACGGCCGTCGCATAGCCGGTGTGCTTCTCAACGTAGAAGTTGCCCGGCGTGATTGCCTCGTACTCGCTCTGTGCGCTGCCGGTCCATTCGCCCGCCGTGGTGAAGAGGACCATTCCCTTTCGCTTCGGGCGGATGTTTACGATGCCGTTCACTTCGTTGTCATAGAGGAAACGAACGAACGCATCATGGTCCCTGACCGATCCGTCGCTGAACTTGCTCTGCTGATAGCGGTAGTAATTGGCGAACTGTGAGCCGACGATAATCATCGGGTTCGCGTTGGTGCCGCCCCAATAGAGCCGTTCCTGAAAGATCGCAACGCACCAAGGCCAGCCGGTAGTGTTGCTCCACGCACCGAGTCGCCAGTCGGTTGTCGCGGCAAGGGTGGCGAAGTTTACAATCACGTCGGCCGTGACCTGGGTGGCGCTGACGTAGGCGGTTATCTTCGCCTCGCCCCATATTTCGACGCCGGAGCCGGAATTGGAGAGACGGATAAGGCGATCAACGTCGGTAGACTCGAAAAGGTCATCCGACGCCGTGATAGTGATTCCGGTCCCGGTGGCGGCGGATGGCGTGAGCGTCAGATCCGTCGCGTTGATGTCAAGGTACGGCCCCCATTCGTAATCGAAGGCGGAAAGATCCCACGTCGCGGGAAGCGAATCGTCGCCCGCGAGTCGCTTCAATACGCGGGGGGCGACGTCGGGGTGAGCGATAAACATCACATCCGCCTGTTGAGCGACCTTGAGCTGTCGGACCTGATCCGATGTCCACGGGGTTGCGATCTCGGTAATCGTGCCGCCGTTGGCGAGCTGACCCTGATCGCGGAAGATCCGCATGTATTGATGGCCGAACTCTAAAACGTAGGTCTGCTCGTCGGAAAAGTTGAAGGGGATGAGGACCGCGACCTTGTTCTCGTTCTTCGTCGGGCCGATGTAGTAGGTGCCTGATCTGAAGATCGCTCCGCCGTGGGCCATCGGAATGAAGTTGACCAGCGTGCGGCACGAGCTGTAATACTTTTCCAGATCGGATCGGCCCAGCAATCGCGGGGTCATTTCGCCGCCGGTGAAGCTGTTTTGGATGGCGGGATAGAGGGTCATTACGCATCCCCATCTGAGGGTAGGGTGTGGTACTTGCGGGTTCCGTCAAGCTCGCGTGCTCCCGTCCACCGATCGGGGCCTATCTGCTGCTGGTGTGACGGCTGCTGAATCGAATCCTGCAACATTGCCTCGGCGATCGTGTTCTCGTGCTGCGTTTCCAGATCCGCCTTCTTCTTCGTGTTGCCGGTGAGCGTCGCGCAGGTGTCCGCCGCCAGCTTGGTTGCGATAGCCTGCTTCAACAGCTCATCCATTTCCGATGGGTCATCCATCCGCTTGACGTAGGCGAGATAGATTTCGTCAAGATCGCTGACGATGGTTCGGCCTTCGATCTTGTATTCGTTCTTTGGGTCGTCGGTGTAGCCGAGCCGGATGTAATCGCTGGGGAGCTGAAAAGCGTTGTCCGGCCCCCAATCCGGCGATGTGCTGAGCGGTGAAAGGGTGGTGCGTTCGATCGAGCAATTCCAGACGTGTCGAGCTAGCACCAGATCGCGTACCTGGGCATAGTTGGCGTTCATCGTCCGGGCACGCTTGTTGTTCTCGCTGAGGCTGGCGATGGATTGCTGCCCCAGCAAGCTAAGGGCCTTGTTAGCGATGTCGGTTTCGGTAGTGGCCGGGGTGCTGGTCATCGGGCTATCCTTGAAAGCGCGGCACGGGCGATGCCACCCGTGCCGCGACCGCAGATCCAGCTCTGAGGGGAACTGTTGCGGGGGAGAGGGTTAGGTGTGTACGGGCGGGGCGGCCTTTCCGGAAAGGCTGACGATGACCCAGCCGAGCGTGTCATCCATGTAACGCAAGAGGGCCGCATCACCGGCATCCGCGAAAACGATCGTCGCCCAGCCGTAGCTTGTGGTCGGGGTGAGCGTACCTGCGCCGCCGCCGTCAGTGTCCAGAACGACAAGAAGCTCCTGACCCGGCGTGCCGTTGGCGAGGGTGAGGGCTTCCGCATCGCCGCCGGTGGTCTTCTTGACGACGCCATTGGTGACGGGGATCGCAAGCTCGTCCGCCGCGACGGCTACGCTGCCTGCTTCCTGCCAAGGCACTACGGCGATTCCTCGCTCCGACAGCTCCTTGGCGAATTTCAACATCAGGTCTCTCTGTGCCATCTTCGACTCCTTTGCGATGGGTGAGAGTGTGAATCAGGGGCCGCCCGGTGCTGACAACGGGCGGCCCCTGAGCAAAGTAGGACCGTGGTTAATCGACAGTCCAGAGGATCCGCGAACAGCATTCGGACGCGGCATCGGCCGTGTCGCGCGTGGTGTAAAGCAGATCAATCATGGCGGGGGCATCCTCGCGGTTGGAATAACCGCACAGCTCCCAAAGGGGCTTGCCCATTTCGGCGGCCGTGACGGTGCCGTGGCCCCAAAGGTCATGCCATCCGCCGGTGGCGTTGGTGTCGTAGCCGTCCACGAGGGCGTCGTCGTCGTTGCTGCAACCGAAGTCAAGGTCTGCGATATCGACGGCGGCCGTCTCGATGAAAAGCTGAAGATCCCAAATCACGGCGTCGCGGGGCAACCTGTGGCATGTGTAGGTACTGCCGGTGGTAACACCGTTGGCGATGGTGAAGTTGTCGGCGGAAATTCGCAACCGGCCGTTGTGCCGCGACGCATCGAGCTGCGTCTTGGGCGAAGCGGTCAGGAGGGTGAGATTGTCCGCCGTGACGGCTTCGGTCGCAAAGAGCCCCCGGCAGATGATGACTGCCAGAAGCGACGCGACCAGAATCACGATTGTCTCGAACATTGGGGTTTACTCCGTTAAGGAAAGTGGGGGGACCGTGTGTGCTAGCTCAACAATCAGGCCGCATCAGCGACGTCGATCAGGACGCCTCGACGCAACTGATCTCGACGACTTTCTTTTCCTCCATGCGGACCGCCCCGATCGTCATGCAGTTGTAGACGTAGGGGTTGAAGCGCTTGCCGGGGTGCTTGGCGATCATCTCGACCTTGGGCTCCTTGGGGAATCCGTACTTGATGCCGGACCGCTGCCAAGCGAAGCACGTCCGAACGAGCGTGCTGGTGTTCTTGGTCAGAATGTCGTTGGAGATACGGATCCAAGTGAAGCCGAGGAAGTAGCGGATTTCACCGGCGATCAACGCCTTGATGTCACCGGCGTAGTCGCCGCTGGTCGCCTCATCCTCGCGGAGCATGTCATGGAGCTGATTGCTGCCGATGATGATGAAGCGGTCTTCCTCATCGACGTCGTAGCCGTTGAGGATGGCGCTCGCCCGCCGGACCTTGCCGACCGTGAGGCCGCTGTCGGTGGCGGTGCCTTTCTCGACGTAATCCTTCGCAACCTTGTTGGCGGCGGCGAGGGTGTTGGACGTCGAGCCTTCCTTGCCGCTGTACGCGGTGGCGTTGGCGGCGAGATAGATAACCTCGTCGATCTTGCGGCCGAAGCCGCCGGACATCGCCTGCACGATGTCGTTTTCAGGATCGTCGAGAGTGCGGAACTTGTCCGGGTTGTCGATGACTTCGCCGTCTTCCCAATCCTTGAAGACGCACATCCTCCGGTCATGGTCCTGATGGATGATGGGGCTGTCGCCGTGACGGTCCGTGATTTCCTGGGGTTCACGTTTCCCGTACACGTCGATGAAATACTTTTCGCCCTTGGCTTCGGGGTCAAGGGTCACAGTCCTGCGAAGCCTTGACTTCTTCTGCTGGGCGACGTGGTACACGTTGCTGGCGTATCGGTTCTTGAACGCCGTTGTGATCTGGCTGGGCACGGGTAGGGCCTCCAAAGCACATTGAGTTGCTTCGGATCCGATACCCGTTCACATACGGACGGTTCCTGCGATTTACACCTGCTCGGTGACGGTCTTTCCCGTCGTCAGGCCGGACGACTCAAGAGTCGATCCCCGGCCTCTCTCTCTCCCCTCCGGGTAAGCCGGGCAGGAGGGCCGCCACCCTCCTGCCTGCCGTTGCGACTAGCACACGAATCCTCGTACATCAGAACGCTAGCACATTCTCGATTCGTGTCAACCCCTTTTTTCAGCGGGGAGGTTCATAAGTGAACCCAGCTCATCGTCTCCTTCTTCGTTGGGCCAGACCATTTCATCCAGTTCACGCACCCGGTCAACGACTTCCTTATGTCGCCGATGGCTGCGGTCGTGGTAGGCGGCATCGTTCTCCTTGTCCGCGAGAAACACATCGCGCTCGCGCTTCGCCTCGTCGGGGGTGAGCTTGCCCATCTGGCGACGGGGGCTCCGGCCGTGGATGGTGTCCTCGCCCAGCGCCTTTGCGACCTTGCCGAGCACACCGATAACCGCCGGGTTGCCAAGAGCTAGCACGGGGCTGCGTTTGTCGCCCTTCGGCATTGCGGCCATGAGGTCTTTAATAAGATCCTCGCCGCCGTACTCCGCGAGCATGTCTTCGATCTCGGTCAGCCGGTCATCGTGAGCTTCGCCGAGTACCTTGGTGACGGCCGCCTCGGTCTGCTTGAACGCCTCGGTTTCACCTTCGCGGATGGTCTGATAGGCCGCCTCGATGATCTCGGCATCCCAGCGGAGAAGCCCGGCGAACTGGCGTTTGCTGAGTCCGAGCTTGTGTGCGATCTCGCGGAAGCCGGTGACTCTCGCATCGTCCGCCTTGAAGCTCTCCGGCATGTCCTTCGCCGGGATCTCGTACCCATCCGGCTCATCCGGACGGCCGAGCTGGGAGTGAAACGCATTCCAGTCGTCTTCGCTGGCGTCGGTGGTGGGGATCTTAATGCGATCGCCAAGTGAACGCTCGGCGTGCATCGTCTTCTTGGCGAGGTCGGAAACGGTCTTGATGTCCTTCAAGCCCGCGTAGGATCTCACTTCCTCGTCTTCGATCCCGTTGAACCAGTTGTCCGGCAGATCGTTGGTAAACGTAACCTGCTCGTCTCCGCCTTCGCCGATATCGCCGGTATCGCCTCCATCTTCCTCTCCGCCTCCGCCGCCTCCGCCTTCGCCTTCGGGGGCGTACAGTATTCTTCTGAGCCATAGCGGCATCTGGATACCTCCTTGTGTTTAGTTCCAAGTGTAGTGTGATGATGGGAGCCGCCGCATTCGCCGGGTCCGATGGCGCATGGGCGGGGTGTGATAATAAACGCTGAGCTGAACATGATCCACGGACGGTTCGGAGCTGACCCCGGATGCGGTGGCGCATTGGGTGTTGAGGCTGAAGCTAGCATCCTTTAGTTTGGCCGGGGTGGGAGCCCATGTCCATCTATCATCCGCATCGCCGTACTGCTGGTGGGCATCGGCGGCGGGCAATAGCTCGTTATCGGCCTTGTCATCGCCGATGTCGCCGCCGCCATATGCGAACTGCATCTTGACGCACTTGCTCGCTTCGGCGGCAACGGCATCGTGCCATTCGATGTCAACCATCAGCCCCTCTATGGTCGCGTTGTCGGGGAGGCGTAGCATCCGGCCTGATGCTCCGTCGTAGGTGCATCGGAGGTCGGTGGTGATACCGAGGAACCCGAGCGCGGCGTAGGCGTACTGATTGTTGCTTGCCAGTGCATCGGAAGCGTTGGTCCATGCCGTCAGTGGGCCGGGGAAAGTTACCATTCCTGTCGGGGTAATGTTCAAGTGCGTCAGTTTGGTGGGGGGCAGGGCCATCGGTGACTCCTTACAGGGGGGAAACGAAGCCGGTTTCGGTGACGGCGTTGACGAGCTTCCGATTAGCCTTGCCCATCTGATAGAGGGCGGCTGAGATAGCGTCGTCTTTGAAGCTCATGTCAAATTCCGTACTGCTCCGCTTCGCCAGTTGGATCGCGTCGATCATCTGAACGTGTTTGCGGCGGTTGTACGCGGCTCGCCCGATACCCAAGGCTCCGAGCACGAGCGAGCCGAGCGTGCCGTAGGGCGGCGGGATGAAGGGGATGATGGAGCCGACCACATCAACGCTGCCATCCTCAAGTACCTTCGCACCGGCGATCAGCTCGTTTGCTTTCTCAAGTGCATCATGCGTCGATGACAGTCCGGCGGTGGCCTTGTCGATGACCGCGAGGGCGGCGGCCTTCATTTCGTCATCCTCGATCTTCTCCGCCTCCGCCCGTTGTGCTTCGACCATCGCTTCGTGTTCGGCGATGGTTTCCTCAAGTGCGGCGGCATCCGCCTTGATCGCCGCGTACTGCTCGGCGGAAATCTGCGGCGTGCATCCGACGTCGTTGAATGCCGCAAGGGCAATGAGAATCAGGACGGCGAAGACAATGGGCCAGTGGTTCTTTCGTGGCGTCATAACGTAACTCCTATGGGGTGGGGGTTTGACTGACAGCTTTGGACAGAACCGCGAAGGCTGCTCCGGTGAGCGACACGAGCACGGCTCCGACGATGATGGATAAAGCCCATGCGGGAAGTCCTCGGATTCCCTCGACCTTTTCCTTCGTCTCGTCCGCAACCTTCTCGACGGCTTTTATTCGTGCCGCGTGATTGACGCATGAGAGATTGCGGACGGTCTTCTGCGTCTCGTTCGCGGTTTGCTCAAGGCTGGATATCCGCCCGACGATGCCGGGCTCCTTGGTGGTGCCGCGCAGCGCGGTGTCGATTGAATCGAGCTTGTCGTGAATCGGTCCTAGGTCATCGTTGGTCATCATGGGCCTCGTCAGAATGGAATCTCGGGCGTGGATTCCTTGGGGGGTGGGTCGTTCTCGGCCGATTCCTCTTCCGAGTAGTATCGGCCGCCGGGTAGCTGTTGCTGGTTTCTCGGCTGATCCGGCGGGCCGTGGTCGGTCATGTCATAATCCCATGAGCCGGTGTCCTCGGCCGGTGCGCTCTCGCCGATCCAAAGCCAGCGACGTTCGCTGCCATGATGCGGATCGTCGTGTAACGGCTTCAACGGTTTGAGGCCGCGAAGTCCGTCGATCCACATCGTGGTACCCTTCAGCGACTTTGTGTGAACTATGGTGCCTTCGTGGACCAGCCAAGTGCGAAGATCCTTCTTGCTTACCGATAGGCGGATCTCATCAGCGTTGAGGCCCATCCGTTCGGCGATCAGGTGGAAGATCCGACTGATCTCGATGGCATCATTCAGGTCTTGGTCAACCTCTGGGCGGCCCGACTTGATGTAGGAAGCCAGCTCGTTAGCGTTGGGGAAGCAGCATAGAACGCTGTCCTGCCACAAGCCCCAGCGATCGCGCAGGGCCGGATCCAGCTCGGCAACGGGGCCGCGTTTGAGAATGTCAAGGGCGTCGGCCATAAGTTGTGCGCGGTTCTCTGCGATGAATCTGGATGACCAGTCCTCGAAGTCTCCCGCGTCGTGTTTGGGTTTGCCGACCTTGATGACAACCGAGCGATCGGCAAGGTCTTTGCTGAGCGCCGGGGTGTTCGCGGTGATTAACCAAGTGAGAATGTTCGGACGTGAGAATTGTCCGAGATACATTCGTTTGCCGTCGATTACTTCGCTGGTGACGGCGGCTTCCAGTCCGGAGCGGGCCAGCTTCCCGCGTACATTGTCGATGATGACCGCACGCTGTCTTAGAGCGCGATCATCAAGTAATCGAGTGCGGACGGTTTCCCAATCCTCGTGCTCCCCGGCGGTGAAGGCTCCGCCCCACGGCTCGGCGAGCAAGAGTACGGTCCGCGTTTTGCCGGAGCCCTGTCCGTGGTCCGATGTGTAGACGAAGGCGGGACGTCGGCCGGGAGGGCCGCCCCATGCCATCGTGAGAAAACATGCGATCATCAGATCGCGGTCAAGGTCCGTCTCTGCATTCAGGTGTTCGCGCAGCTCCTTCAGGGCGTCGCCGGTAGCACGGGGGAGCCGCATGGGTTGGTAGTAACAATTCTGCCGGGGTGGCTCGTGCGGCAGGAACTCGATGGATTCGTAGTTGGGTGTCGCTTTGGCTTTCATGCTGGCAAAGAACTCTCCTTTGGTGGGCGGGTTGCGAACGTCGCCGGTCAATTGGTCCTCCGCTTCACGCTTCGTCCATCTGACTTCGGCTTCTTCGCTAAGGTAGGCAAAGAGTGAGTCGGCTCGGTCCAGTGTCCAGACGTCATCAGGGTCGGGCAATTCTCCTTCAGGTGGTGCTTGTACGGGTGCGGTGAATAGAAGGCCGTTGCATCGCCGGGGCCAGTTGCCGGTAATTCTGAATACCTGATCGCGGATCAAGGGCATGGGGATGGCAATCCGTCGTTTGCCTTCCTCATCCTCATCGTCGATTACGTTGGTGATTAGCGCCCGGCCGGTGGCTTCCGCGAGGGTGGCGATCTCCTGGGCGAACTCGCTGACGAGTGCTCGGAGCCGGTTGCCGACTTCGCCGCGATCGTCATCTTCCCCGCAGTTGTTGCCGATCCATTTGCGACAGTCCTTCGTCTTCTCAGGCGGCATCGCCCATCTGACGGGATGGCCCCAAGCCTGTGCTAGCCCGCCGGTTATCTTCTTCGCTCCATCCTTGCCCGGCGTCTCTCCTTTCTGCGTCATGTCGAACTCGCCGATGACGATGATCTCGCGGTCGCGGAGTAGGGGGATGAGCTGAGTCAGTCCGCCGGTGTCGTTGGTTCTGCCGATGGCGGGTATGCCGACCGACAGGCACGCGGCGGAATCGCTGAACCCTTCGACGGCGAAGATCGGGCCTCGCATCTTTCGCCAGTCGTGGTCTACCGGGATGTAGAGTCCGTTGGCGTAGTCCGATGACTTCTTGCGATGGTCCTTCGGGATCAACCATTTCTCGCCGTTCGGGGCGCGACAGTGGATCCCGCAGATATCACCGTTGGCCTTGCGAAGCGGGACGGTGAAGCACTTGTAATGCTTCTTGCCGTACCATTCACACCAGCCGGGTTGAAATGGTTTGATGGCGGCGATGGGCAAGCCTAGACAGTGGGCCAGCTCGCCGAGTTTGGAGGCGTCGAGTGCCTTGCGGAACTCGGTGTGAAGATCATCCCAGCTCGGCCCGCCATACTTTGGCTCGTTGCCAACGCGGTAGATGCCGCCGCGTGCGGGTTTCTTCTTCGACTTCTGACGATGCCAACCCGGCGGCGGGTGCTCCGTGTTCATGCAGCAAACAACGTCGCCGTTCTCCGCCGTGCTGCAATACTTCTTCGCGCCGCAGAGCGGGCACGGTTGGCCTTGAGTTACGCGGGTCCATCCACCTGCCATCGGCCTACTCCTGTTCGGGTGGGCCGAAGCCGTTGGTTAGAAGGGTTCGGGCGGCGGCGGACAGCTCGCTTCGGACAATGGCGATATCCGATGGGAAGTTGAGCCGGAGCTGTGCTCCGTCGCGGCAGGTGGAGACTACCTCGATCTCACCGATTGGTCCGCTTGAATCTGAGAGTAGAATCTTCTCGCCTACTCGGCGGGTGAGCACAAGGCCGCGTGCTGGTGAGGGGTCGCGTGCCATCCTTGGCCTCCATCATCTTGTGGTCGTGTTCATCCTTGACGCAACGCATGGGGGAAATCTAGTGATTCGGAAATTCGATGTCAATGCGTACAGAATGCGAACGAAAAAAACGGCGGCCCCCAAATGGACCGCCGCCTCATACGCTGCCCGGCGACGTTCGCCGGGTTAGGCCGTGGTGACTGGCGCTGGCCGTGGTTCTTTGCGCAGTACGATGTGGCGATCGCAATCGGGATCGTAGACAAGCAGTAACCGGCCCTTGGGGTGGCGGTCCTTCTGCTTGAAGTGGGGCAGGGCGTCTTCGAGTTTCTGTCGGCAGACGACGACTTCAAGCAGGTGTCCGTCTCCGCAGATCGCGTTGGCTTCCTTGACGGTGAGGGCTCGTGGTGGTTTGCTCATGGCGGCTCCTACGGCGGCAAGCATCGCGTTCTTCAGCTTGTCAACCGTGATAGCATCCTCCGATGCATCGGGTTTGAGTTCGTGTGTGTCATCACCGAAAACGTATTCGATGATGCCGGGGAGGGTTTCGTGAATGAACGTGTACGCTTCCTGAAGCCGACCGCGAAGTATCTCATTGCTCATGCGTGCGGATTCAAGGCGGCCGGTCTTCTCGGCGATGGCGTCGATGTGCCAGTCCGCAACCGACAGCCAGCCAAGGTAAATCTCCGGCGACGACTTCGATGGATTGGATTCGTCGCCGGTGGCAAAGAATGGTGGGGCTTTAACGAATACTTCGCGGAGCTGGCCCGCGATCAGGTCGCGTATCGCGTCGTGGGCGAAGGCTTTGGAGGTTGAGTGTGCATCAGTCATGGGGTTTCGTGCTCTTTGTTGGAGTCAGTATGAAATTTGCCGGGCTGCTGCTGCTTCGCTGGCGGATGATGAGCTGCTTGGCGTCGGGGGGAAGGTCGAAGCGGTAGGTTGTGGCGGTGGTGGGGAAGTGAATCGCAACTCTGCCCTGGCTGAGCGAGCGTGGGATTTCGATACGTTCCTTGATCTCCCTTGCCATCTGCTCATCAACCAAGGTTCGGAATCGCTCGACGGTCAACAGGGTTTCGGCAGGGGGCAGGCTGATCGTCTGCCGGTTGAACGCCTCAGTTGCGGTGAAGAGTGAGCGGCGGTTCTTCTTCATCTTCTTCATCATCGTTCCCTTCATCCTTGGATCCGCAGAAGCCGAGCCCCATACTTTCCAGCTCATCATCAGGTTTGGCGAAGTCGTCTACTTCGATCTCGGCACGTTCCCACCAGCGTTCATCCGGGCTTCCGTATTCGCTGAGCTGGCCCGCATCAACCATCGTGATAGCAGCGGCCCGGCACAGGTCGCATCGGCACTTGAAGGTAAACCCCGGCTTGATGTCGGCGAGCTGAACAAGGTGAGCGAAGCCCGCACCCTGCATGTGGGCGACGTTGAGGGCTTCCTGCATCTGTCCGTTCTGCTGCATCGCTCGATCGAGTCGGGCTTTCGCGTCATCCAGTCGCCGCATCGTCTTTGCAAGCTGCTGTTCCAACTGGACGATGCGTTGTGTGGCCCATTTGTCGCTCATGCTGAACGCCTTTCATAGCAGCTATCCGCCGCCGCTTCCTTGTCTTCGTGCATGACACCTGCGTACATGTTTGCGGTTGTCTCTACGCTCTGGTGCCCTAGATGATCCTGAACGTGCTTGATGTTCTTCGTGGTGCGGAGCATGAAGGTCGCGCAGGTGTGGCGGGCTGAGTGTATTGAAAGGCCGGGGTCCAGTCCGGCCTTGGCGATGGCCGTCTTCCATATCTTCTGAAGGCCGGAGACTGACAGGCGGCCGCGTTGGCCCACGAATAACGCATCCGTCTGGCCGACGCCTTCGCCGTGCGCCTTCTTCCATGCGATAAACTCGCGCAGGTGGGCCGTAACCTTCTTGCCGATGACCACGGTTTCATAGCCGGGCTTCTTCCGCTTCGACCTGTAGGCGAGAATTGAATTGGTGCTGTGGTGAAAGTCGGAGACGTTGAGCCGTGCTAGCTCGTTGACGCGGAGCCCGGTAATGAGGGCAAGGTCAACGAGCATCCACGAGATAACACCTTGGCGGCGGCCGTGCTTCAAGTCGTGGATCGACCACAGTTCGGCGTTCTCTCGCAGGCGGGTGACTTCCTCTTCGTTCATATACTTCGTGCGTTCGACGGCGGGCATGTTCAACTCCTAGAAAAGAAAGATAGGGCGGCGGCCTTCGTCAAGTAGTCTATCGTAAAGCTGTTGGGCCTCGAAAACGGTGCGTTTGGTGTAGATGGGGAGGCCGGTCCAGAAGGGGGTCGGGATCTGCTTTATTGTTTCTGGTTTAGCGGCGATACGGCACAGGTGTTCCATCCCCTTGTCGGTGGTGACAACGCAATCGACGGCGGCGTGGGGAATCTTCTTCAACAGATCATTGTGAAGCTCGCTGAGGGTCTTCAGGAAGCTGACGCCGGGGGTGTGCTCCGGTGGCGGGATGTTGTCGGCGTCGAACGGATAAAACCTGTAGTTGTCGGGGTCGATCATGTGAGTCCAAGCCTCTTCGCGGGTGAAAGGCCGGACGTTGGCCGGTGGCCGAGCGTCCGGTGGTGGGTGGATGCTTAGCACATCGCCCGTTCGCCGTCAGTGACGAGCCGATACGCCGTCTCGAACTGACTCTTCGGGCTCCAGCTCTCGTAGTTGTCCGGCGGGTAAACCACGAGATAACCGTCGTCGTCGGCCTTGTCGGCGTTGCACGCCTGATCCTTGCGGGCGCAGTAATCGCCGTACTTCATCGGCTGGGCCTGAATGATCTTGCTGCCGATGTAAGTTTCGAGCTTGTCTATTTGCTGATTCTCCTTTGGTGTGAGGGAAGGCTGAGACTTCAGGTGAAGCCCCAGCTTGGTGAGTGATTCGGGGTACGTCTCCGGATAGAAGGGGTGGACGCCTGCCAGCTCGCGGCAGATTTGAGCGATGGCCTGAATTCCCAGCTCCTTGACGGCGGCGATGGTTTCCCGATTGGAGGTAATCATGTCGCCCATCGAGCATTCTTCATGCAGCTCATTCAGGCTGGTGCGAAGCGAGGCGATCTCCATCTTCATCTTCTGATGATGATCCAGTGCCCGCTTGGCGTTCTCGCTCATCGGCCGTTCATCATCGAAGTTGCCGACGATGAATACCTCGGTGACGTCAAGCCCTTCATATGGGTCGGATATCTCGCCCATCTGTCCCTGCTCCTTACAGTTCGGTTATCTCATCGCGCAGCTTGCAGACTTCCTGATGAAGCTCATCGCAAAGAGTGATAAGCATGGTGATTTTGGCGGGGTTCTTCGGGGTGGTGGGTTCCGGCTTCGGCTCGCCTACGCCGAATCGGGTATCCGCCCCATAGAGCGATTGATTAAGGTGGTCTACGCGGTGGCGGGCTCCGTGGGCGATGCCGAAGGTGGTATCGAGCAAAGCGAGGGCGTTGTCGATGCCGTTCTCGATCTGCGAGCTGGCCTCGGCTGTTCCTGTGGTTGGTGTGCTGGTCATTTCAGGTACTCCGTTTCACCTTTGCTGCTGAGTTTGTAGATGAGAAGTTGGTAAGTGCTGCACTGTTCGCGGCGACTGATCTTGATCCATCTTCGCCGCTTCAATGAGCGGAATGTCTTATGATGGATGGGCTTCCACCCTTCCTTGCCGTGGATGATGCCGGTTTCATCGTTGACCGGCATCAGGGTTGGTTGAGTGTAGATGTAATGACGGATCCGCTGTCCACGGTACAGCATTTCCATCAATTCCATCTGCTTCGGCGTCGGGCGGCGGGCCATTGTCAGTCTCCCCAGCCTTCAGCGATCGCGGTCGCGGCCTTGGTGAAGTGTTTATCGACCTCGGGGATGGGGATTCCCTTGTGTGACCATCGCCAGTTCGACCACATGCAGATCCCGAAGCGGTCGGGGTTCTGCGGATCGTAAAATTCATCCCGCAACCGTTCGGCGAGTTCGGACAGCCATGAGGTTGAAAGCCGATGGTTATCTCTCGTGCCTTCGGGGCACACCCAAGCCCTGACCGGGCCTTCGGTGAGTGTCATTGCGTTGGCGACGTTGGCGATGGCGTAGCCGAGTTCCTTCTTGTCGGCACGGTGGTAGTACGCGGACGGGTGGACGGAATCGCCGTACATCGCTCCGGCGTTCCGCCAAGGGTGCGGGCGGAAGTTGCCGCTTCGATCGCACTTGGGCGTTCCCCATAGCCCCCATTTGATAGGGCCGACGCTGAAGGTCTTGATGAGCCGGGTAAACATAGTAATCTCATCAAGGGCGACGCGGCGGGCATCGTCGGTGGTGGCGCACCATTCCATCCAAATCTGTTCTTCCTCCCGGTTGACGCATCCGGCAATATCGAAGGGCTCGATCGGGTGAGCCTCGGCCAGCTCGATTGCCTGTGCTAGCAGGAAAGGTGAATACGGAATCACCTTGTATCGCTTCGCCTTGGGTAGAGCCTTCATCTGCTCGTGGTAATCCGGCTCAACATAAAGGTGTTCCGTAATCCAAGGCATCGACTTGAAGCCGAGGTCGAGGATGGCCTTCTTTCCGTCCTCGCTCGTCTGGTTGAAGACCATTGTTGATAGTGGCATTCGAGTTCCTTTCAAGGTTCATGGCGGTGTGGACCCAGCCGAACGGAAGCCAGAAGGCGGCCGCGATCGTCGGTGCTATCACCGTCCAGTAGATGATTGAGTCAAGAGCCTTCTTCCTTCGTTGGTTCATCAGTCTTCTCGATGGGTACGGTGGTTCGGTCAATGGCACGGACAGCGTTCAACGCGAGGCCGCTGATTTGGATGAAGGTATGGCGGGCGGCCATACGGTCTTTCTCGATCGCGGCGTGGTCTATCCGCATCAGGTACGTCTCGATGAAGTTCGCCCATTCGGTGAGGCTGTGATTATCGTCATGGGACAGGCCCCATTTCTTCAGGGCTGATTCAGCTTCTTGGAACAGGTCAAGTAACGCCTGATCCGGCTGGACGATTTTGGGCGGGCGGTTGTCGATAAGGATCTGCCCGGTACAGTGTGGATACTGTCGCTCCATCCATCGACGGAAGTTCGGAGCGATGCCGGGCCATTTAAGGTCCGCCGGAATCGTCTTGGCATCCGGTGAGCGATAGAGCGTGTAACAGGTGCTAGCGTACATCTGCCGGAAGGTGCTGCCTTCATCCGCACTGAGCCGACGCCAGCCGTTGAAGGTGACGGTTGACGTGCCGGTGCAAGCGATCAGCTTGCCGCCGGGGTGGCTGAGGCATTCGCCGGAATTGTCACAGACGGGGCATGGTTGCTCATCCGTGGCTTCGGTCCATGCGGGGCGGTCGAGGATCGGGATAGTCATTTCAACTCCTTATCTGCGGCGGGTTTGTCTGAGTGCTTTAACGGCGGGGTGTTCTCCGCCTAGATGAAATTCTCCAAGTCTCTTCAGCCATTGGTGGCCGCTGTTGTTCAATGGTCGCCTTCGACCTGGGTTCACTTTGCGTTCTCTGATGAAGGTCCATGAGTTCGGGTGAATCCTTCGCCCGGCGGGTTCATGGCCGTGGTCCCACAGTGCATCGACTAGGGCCTTTTCCGTCTTGTTCATGGTGCTGCATCCTTACAACAACTCCGGGGTTTCGTTGGCGTCGCGGATTTCTTCGAGCCTGTCGAGTGCCGCCTTGATGCGGTCAAGCCAGTCGCATGTCGGGTTGCCGCCCTTATTTAGAAACGTGCTGAGCCCGCACCGATTCACTTCAGCCAGCTCGGCCAGCTCGGTTACGGTGACGTTCGGCAGAAACTTCAACCGGCGACGTATCGCGCGGCGGTGCCGTGCTGCGGATGGTTCGCGGGTTGTCTTCTTCTTCGCCATCGAGATTGACTCCTTGGCGGAACCGTAGATTAAAACCAACACTTCCGCAAGTCTATTCTGAAAAAAAGACCGGCCCCGCTTTCGCGGGGCTCGGTCCGTCGCTCGCTTCCGACTATTCGGAGTCTACCTCCAGAGTGGGGGAGTTTGCAAGGAAAGCAGCACGAATCCAGTCGGGTCCGTGTTCGCGGGCGTCGCGTGCTAGCTCCTGAAAACGTGTGGACAGCTCAAGCCGCATCGCAAGGGGCAGAAGCGGTCGCCAGTACGGCGAGCATCCGGAAAGGTTGACGGGGTGAAGCAGCTCAAGCAGAGCCGCACAGTGGGGACAGGCGTAGCCCTCGGCGTCGTAAAGCTCTCGTGCCGCGTGCTGGGCAACTCCCGGCGATACCTCAAGAAAACAGACCGGACAGGGTAACGGGTGGGCGTTGCGTTCTTCGATGAATGCTCTCTGCTGGTGAATTGGTCCACGGTCTGCCTCGCTGGCGGTTGCCTTCTCGATTGAACGGATAAGATCGGTCCATGCGCTGACGGAATCAACTCCACAAGCCCACGGGCGCAGGTTGGTGAAGGTGTGCCGGGTGCGTTCGATCTCTTCTCCCGACGTGCCGCGAAGCGTGGCGATGAAGGGGCGGGCGGTCTGCTCCATCTGCTGTCCGTTGTCAGTCGCTACGGTGTTCATGGTTTCTCCTGTCTGAGTGAGAATGAAGTGAGAGAATCGCGGCGGCCGACGTCGGCCGCCGCGTTGCGTCGTCTCTTAGATGTCGCTGGTATCGTCGATGATGATGATGCGGGTCTTAACGCCAGTCGCGGGGAGAAAGGCTCCGGCGGGGACGTCGATTACCGCGTGTTCTTCGTTTTCCAGCCATTCGCGGAAAGCCGTAGCTTTCTTGTCAGTGCGGAAGAAAAGCCCCTCGGAGCAAATCGCTACCATGCGGCCGCCGGGGGCCAGTCGTTGTCGCATGTGGCGGATATGGTCTGCATCCTGCCCCTTCTCAAAGGGCGGATTCATCACAATTCGATCGTAGTGGCGGGCCTGAAACGTCAGAGCGTCGGCGGTTTCTACATTGTGCCCCTTGAGGGTCAAGAGTTCTGCTAGCTCGTGATTGATCTCGACACAATAGACGCGAGCGCCGATTGCGGCGGCCGCGTCGGCGAGCCGTCCGGATCCGGCGGACGGCTCTAATACTTCGGAATCCGGTTCGATCTCGGCATACTCGATAACCTGGGCCGCGATATCCTCCGGCGTGGGGAAGTAGCCGGGGATTTTGGCAAGTGATAGCTCGGCCTCTTTGCGTCTGATGTCGGCGGCCTTCTGCTTCGCTTCCCGGCGTCGCTGTTCATCAGGCGGCGTCGGGTTGCCGTTCATCAGTTCCGATAGCATGGCGAAGCGTTCGGCGTTGGCGGCGCTGTATGCGTCCGTCGCTTCCTCGGCGGCCTTCCTTGTGCGGATGTCCGCGAGTTCGGGCGGGATGGTCCCGGCGTCGTGGTGGTCCGCGAGGGTAAAGAGGGCCTGTTGTGTGAGTTCCATCCGCTTAGCGTCTTCCCGCATAGATGCGGCGATCCGCAAGCGTCGCGGCGTGGGGTTCTGGTGAGCTATCGCGGGGTTTTCCTTCGCTTCAATCTGCGGCGTCATGTTGTAAGCGAGGGTTCGGAGTTTCCGGGCGATCTCCGGGCCGTCCGTGGGCCGTGGTGACGGTTTGGGCTTCGGCCGATCTGCGGGGCGGGGTCGCGGGCGGTCGCTCTGGTTGGCGGTCTGGCGGTCAAGCCATCGCTCTAGCTTTGCCTGAAGTCGCGGGGGGAGCGGTTCGGCGGGATTGAGGGGCCGCGTCTGGTCTTCGTGAAACAATACAACCCGCGATCGGCGGAAGCCGGTAGGCTCGTCGGCTTCGTTGAAGCCGGTAGGGGTGAGCATGTCAACCCGTGTACCGTGCTCTCCCTTCTTAACTATGCGGCCGCAAGCGAGCCAAGGTGTAAACGCTAGCACGTTGTAACGTGGGCGTATTTCAGTGGTCTTGTATCCGGCCTCGTGAAAGGCGGCCAGCGTCGCGGCGTCATTCTTCGCCGATGGATGCTGGCGGATGCGGCGGATAGCTTCGGTGGGTGTTAGTCGCTCGGCTACCATGATGTTTCTCCTATGGCGGTAGGGTTTCAAGTTGAAAGCCGGGCGGCGGCGGTCAAGCCGTCGCCCGGTCCAAGTCGGTGCTAGCTCGGTTCACGGCCGCGAGGGCGGCGGCCTCGGTGCGGATGTCGGTATCTAGGATGTAATGAAAGCCGGAGCGGTCCGCGTCGGGAAGCGGGGCCTCTGATCCGAATAGGTCGCATATCTTCACGGGTGCGAGCCGGGCCGATGCGGTCATCATCAGACCGCGAATAAATCCGACGTCGCATAGAGCCGTTGCAAGGGCGGAAACGTCAAGCGGTTTCCCGGCGGATTTGATGATGATGTATTGTAGAAGGTGGTTAAAGCGTTGAGCGTTCCGGCGATCGTGTCCGAGATTGGCGGCGGTGTCGAACGCTACGATTTCAACGCTGTAACCGGCGGCCGCGTACCTGTCGGCAAGGGCAAGGGCGGCGGCTCCACGATATAAAAGCTCGTGCGGTTTACGCTTCGCGGAGATACTGAGATTAACGCCGATCCGGACTAGTGAAGCGGGGGCGGGTTCGCGTTGCGCTTCGCTCCATCCGTTCGGCAACCGGCAAAGGTGGGCGATGGGGTCTAGCTCTGAGCCGTACTCGCGGAAGTGCCGGATTCTCCGGCGGGGACGTCCGGCGATGGGGGCGGCCGTGGTGATTCGGTCCGCTATCGCTTCGATGGTTTCTAGGATGCTGGGGCGGGGCGTTATCAACGCTTCGCGGAGTGATTCGACGGTATGGCCGCCATAGAATGACGAGTCCGGCCGCATCTGGCGAAGGTGCATATCAGCGAGCACGCGGTTATGTCCCTTGCGGTTACGCTGAAGGGCGAAGCCGTCGCGGGTGGCGAAGTTAAAAAGGTCGGTAGGGCTTTCCCATTCCCAGCGGTGCCAACCGTCGCGGCCGCGTTGAATTTCGTCGGCGGTGGTGGGGTGCATTTATTCGTCCCTCGCTTCTGCGCGGTTGCGTTCTTCCTCGCTCCAAGGCTGGAAGTATTCAGCCTTCACGGTCGCCAGTGTTCCCCCTGCTAGCAGTTCGCGGGCGGCGTTAATGACAAGCCGAGTAGAAGCTACGCGGCGGAGTCGATGGCGTTTGATCGCGTCGCGGAGTGATTCGATCCAGTCGAGTAGTTCGGCGGCGGCCGATGTGGTTAGATTCTCGTGCGCTATGGCGTGCTCTAACCGCCGATCATAATCGACCGTAACCGTTGCCAGTGTGAAGCGATCCAACGTGGCGGCGTCAAGCGGATTCCGGCCGACGTATTGGGCATCGGCTCCGGTGCCGTAGGTATTGGCGGCCGCGACTATCACGGCGTCGGGGTGGCGTTCGATGACGTCGGCGGGATCGAACGGGTTGGAAAACTGCCCGTTTGCAAGTGCCGCATTGATTGAGACGAGCACATTAGGGTCTGCGGCGTCGATCTCATCCAATAAGAAAACTCCGCCATTGCGGAACACTTCGATGAAGGGTGTCGGCTGATGTTTCCATGAACCGTCTGCCTGTGGCATCGGCCGCCCGGCTATGTGGTGCTCACCTACTCCGGCCGACAAGCTGAGGAAAGCGAAGCGGGGGGCCTCGATCGCTTCGGCGAAGTGCCGGGCGGCGGTGGTCTTTCCCGTTCCGGCGGGGCCGACTAGATATAAGTTACGATGACCCACGAGGTATTTATGAGCCATCGTCTCTACGGCTTCATGTGAGCCGGTGGGGACAGTCACCACGGCATCAGGGGCGGTGAGTGTTACGGGCTTCGGCTTCGCGGCGGCGATCTCTTCGCGTGCTATCACCCTCATCCGCGTTTCGTGTGCTAGCTTGTCGATGTCGGGGTTTCCGGCTTCGGCGGGGGTGCTAGCTTCGATGGCGGGAAGGTCGGGGCGGTTGAAGCTGGTACGCTTGCCGGTGAGCAGGGCGATTAGATCGGCCTTGGTTGCCGATACAACGGCGGCTCCGCGTGCTAGCTGCTGCTGCCGTACCATCTTGCGAAGCTGGGAGACGGTGAGGGTGTCTAGCTGTTCTGGTGGGTGTGTCATGGTGGCGGCCATTTCGTTTGATCTCCTGTTAGTCGTGAAGCGTGCCGCAAGCCGGTAGGCTGGCGGCACGCGGGGCCGTGGTGTGCGGTTAGAGGGTTTTCCATGCGCCCTGGGCGTTGCGGTACTGAATCTCGGTGCATCCAGCGTTCGGCGAGCCGTAGTTGTCGAGCGGGGCGAATTCGCGCTCATCGTCGGGGCCGAGATATAGGCCGTAGTAATAGATATTGCCATCGTCGTCGAGCATCCGGAACGGGCGGCCGAGCTGCTTAATCTGTTCGGCGGTGGCGGTGGCGGTGGCGGTACTTGGGCCGATGACGCCTACGGCGTTGCCGTCGTCGATGTTGTCTTTCGTGATAATCCATCCAAAGGGTGCGGGGGTGTTGTTGCTCATTGTGTGCTGCTTTCTACCGCGTCGCGGGCGGCTCTGAGGGTCATTGCGTCGGCTTGGCGGAGCCATAGCGCAAGGGGTGCAATTCGTTGGGTTGGTTTCGCTGATGTGCGGTTTCTGGCCGATCATGGGCGAATCCGTCTCTGTGGTGCAATTGCCATTTCTGGACCGTCCCCCGATACTGTTGATTTTATTCAACTGTCGGCATTGTGCAAGCTGAATCTGAGAGAATGTGTTGTTTTTTTTCATCGCGGCGAGGTAAGCTGTCCGCATGAGTGAAGAGAGCTATCTATTGCCGGAAGTAGGGGCGGAGGATGCGGCACGAAGGGCAGAGCGTGCGGCCGCGTCGCGTGCGAATCTGAAGCGGTTTCAACCGGGGGAAAGCGGCAACCCGGCGGGGCGTCGCTCTGGTGGTGCTTACGTCACAGAATGGATTAACGCTTTTCTAATTACTGATGATGAGGGGCGGCCGCGTTACACTCTCGCGGATCTTCGGGCGATCGTGGAAGATCCGAACGAAGCACCCGCGCGGATACTTGCCGCGCGGCGGATCCTGTCGGCGTGCCGCGATGGCGAGAAGTGGGTGATTGACCGAAAGGGCAAGGCACATCGGGGCGGAACGGACAGCGAGCCGGGGCGTGATTTCGATCGGATCGCGGATAGGCTCGAAGGTAAGCCGGTGGCGTCTGTGAACGTGCATAGCACGTCTGACGAGCCGGTAGGCGAGTTGATAGACGAGTTACGCGGGTTGATTGAGTCTCATCCCGTGCTGGGTCTGGTGCTGGGCGACACCCTGCCCGATCTGGCGTTGCCAGCGAAGCGTGTCGAAAACTCGGCAGAGTTAGATGATAGCTCGGCAGAGTAGCCGGGGGGATCGCGGGGTAACTCGGTAGATTATTGTAGTTTCCTTCCGAGCTAGCATGAGGCCGCGTCGCCTTGGCTCGCCGGGGAATTTTCGTGCCGCGAGGGCCCGGGGGGGGGTCCCCCACGCGGCACGCGGGGGGGCGGGGTGCCGAGCCCGTCCATATTCCGAACAAATCTGAATCCTCGACCTCTCTCCGGTTCTCAGGTTCGGTCTTTGTCCGGTTCTCTTGGGACAGATGGGACACAAGGACAAGTCAGGGGGACACATGTGGGACACATGTTGCGAATAGGCGGGACATGCTAGAAGGCCCGTAAAATGGGCGAAGTAGGCGGGTGGCTGGGGGCTGGGGACGAATGGGACGATTGTTACCTACGACTCGATCACTTTGGGGGCGGGGGGGTTTTGTTTGTAGTGGTTGACATAGGAACTCTGCGTCCCATGTGTCCCACGGAGGAGGGTAAAAGGAGCGATTCTGCCCGAAGAATGGGCAGAATCGGACGATTTCATGGCCGGGACACATGTGTCCCACATCCGTCCCAGCTCACCGGGGCGATTTGGGGCTCTGGTGGCGAGCGCTACGGCTCCGCCGTGACGAGCCGATGCCCACTTCACCTGGTCCTGTTAGGAGTTGTGTTAGGGTCTGCCGCCGGGGAAAGCGGCCGGAGCGCTGAACTCGGTAGAGAACAACGCTCCGGGCCGCCGGAGTTGCGATCAGAAGAACATGATCTCACAGTACGCCGTGGTGGCGTCCGCGGAGCCCACGAGTGCCGTCTTGACGGCCAGCACGACCTCGTTGCAGCCCATCAGATCGAAGGTCAGAAGATCCTCGTCCGGATGGGTGTAGTGCATCGTCCCGTCTGTGACGTCGGCGGCGGCGTCCTGAAGCGTCATGTCGGCCGCGTTGGACCGATTGTGAAGCCTCTTCCATTTCCCGTCGGCATTGGTCCGGCCGAAGGCTTGGATCACCGGCGGCGTCCCGACGGCCGCGTCCTCGTAGGCCATACGGATCTGGCCGACCGTGCCTTCCTTGATGTGGTAGACCGGCCGTGTCGAGTTGATCTCGGAATCCGGATCCTGAATGTCGGCCCCGGCATTGTCGGCATCGTCGAGCTGGGTCGCGGCAATTGCCGTCACCCATTGAGAAGCGATCCCGGCCGGGCGGGTGACGGTGCCGATGCTGAGGTTGTCTACGTTGTCCCGATACTGAGTTGGTGTAGGGAGGGCCATGATGTTTCCTTTGTGCTGCTACCTGATGGGCTTAAACACGTCGTACTCTTCGCGTCCCTCTCTGGCGGCCGCAATGAACTCTTCGGGGGTCATCGGGTGTTCACCCTTCTGAAGTTGCGACAGGATGTAGAGCACCACGTTACGTTCGCCTTCGTTGAACGCGATTGCATAGGGGTCCGGCTGGGGCGATGTGCGGAAGATATGAAACTGCCCCATCAAATGCCGGAGTACCGTCTGCCCGTTCTGTGAGCTGAACAGCTCGGCATATGCCTGCTGCATTTGCAATTCAACGTCGGCCTGATGTTTGAGTTGGTCCTGATCTTTGCTCATACGGTGTTAAGATCCTTCTGTGCGCTCGCGGCGTCCTTTGCGGCTCCGGCCATTCCCTGCGCCAGCTCCGTTCCGATCGCCAGTTGTTCGGTTTCCTCTCGCTGTTTTCGGAGACGCTTCACATCCTTGGGGCGGCGGAGCACCTTCGGGTCAACGCCGTGGGCGTTGATGATGTGGCGGAATGCGTAATCGGGGTCGATGTTGTCGGTGACGTCGGCACGCAGGGCGATAACCTCGGTCGCGTCGTTCATCGCCGCCTTGAATGCACCGGCGGTACCGGCCTTCTGTGACAGGGCCATCGGTGACGTGTAATGCACGTCCAGAGTCCGGCCCTTGAGGCTTGCCGGTTCCGGCAACAGCATTCGTCGCTTCTTCATAAAGCGGTAGAGACGATGCACGGCGGGGGTTAACCATTCGCCGAAAAGCCGACTGAGTACGGCGGACGTTTGGAGCAAACCCTGCTGGCGGCGGGTTATGATCTCTTCCGCCGTCATCCGATCCCGCTCCGGCATTCGGATGGCATCCAGATAGAACGCCTTTTCGATCTTCGCCTCACGGTGTTGAATCAGGTCCAGTCCGATACCTGGGTTCACGCCGGTAAGCATGGGTTCGGGACGATCGCGGGTGCCGAACTTGTAGTAATTCGCGGCTCCGGGTGCGGTTCTGACCGGGCCTTCCATGCCTCTCGCCGGGACCATCATGGGCGGCCGTACCGCCAGCTCTCCGGCCATGAGCACATCGAAGTCCATCACGTTCACTGTCTTGACGCCGGGCAGGGCCATCATGCCGGGTCCGCGTCCGTAGGGTTCCTCGGCGGCTTTGCTCCATCGCGGCGTCAGATAGGGCCATTCGTTGAAGCCTGATTCGCGTAGAAGGTGGTGTCCCTGTTCGGAAAGAATGTACCGGCTGGCGATGGGCTTCGCCTTCGCTCCGCTCTTGCCCTCGCGTTCATACATCGGCCGGTACGTTACCTCGTGGACGATGATGAACTTGGTCCAGAACTCCTTTGGATCCTTCGCCTTCTCGATAATGAACTCCGGCACGTTCTTGTCGTCGCCGAACATTTCGAGAATTTCCATCGCGGTAAGCTCGAACTCCCTGAAAACTCCGATCACGTCGCCGATGTCATCGCACGCGAGATAGAAGTTGGACAGGTCGCGGGCAATGAACTTGAACGTATTGCCCTTTTCGAGAATCTGAACGCTGCCCGTGCCGAAGCCGGACAGGTCAAGGCAAAGCTCGTGGCTGGACGTGGGGAAGCCGCTGTTGGCTCTGGATGTGAATGCTAGCATCCGCGTCGTGCTGTCATACAGCCAGTCCTCAAGCTCATAGTCTGGCTTGTCGGATTCGTCGGGGACATCCAACTGCATCCAGCGAATTGAAGGGTTGGAGAGAAGGCCGTGCAAAGCGGCGGCGAGTGATTCGCACGCGAGGACCGCTGTTTCGTTGTAAATCTCGTTACGTCTCGGTGCGCCGGAGACGTGTTTGACGGTGAATGCACGGGTGGGCAGGATGAGATTCGCCACACTTTGCCAGTGGGTTTCCCATGCCGATCGTACATTCTTCGCTTCGTTGAAGCGGGCCATTGTAACGTCTGCGGGTGGAATCTTAGCGGGCATGATTGAATCCTCGTCGCCGCGATGCACGGCCTTGTTTGGTTACGTCGTAGCCGTGGTTGGGCTACTTTTTGGGCTTCGACTCGGCGGCCGACAACTCGGCCATGTATTCGATGTGAGCCTTCAGCTTCGATGCGTGACTTGAATGCGTCGCCATGCAGAACGCGAGCGACTTCTTGATCTGAGCCGGTTTGACCGGCTTCTTGCCGGTGATATGGTCCCGCAGGTGAGTCGTATCGGTGATTGAGTGGCCCTCAAAGTAGTTAAGGGCCTCGTTGACCTCGCGGGTGGTGGGCACACCGACCTGAATCGCCGAACGCTCCGGAGCGAGCTTGTGCGTGAGCCGATCAAGGAAATACTGAATCAGCTTGTGGAAGGTGTCGTTCTTTGTGAAGGTGTCTTCGGGCACTTCGTACACACCGAGTACCTGAAGCACGCGATCGCGGAACTCCTGGGTATCGGGAAGCGGGGTATCCGGCTCGAAAGCCGACTGTCCGACAACCGTATCCATCGCCGCACCGACTACGGCGTTGCCGATCATTGCCATCGGATCATCGAGCATGATCCCGGCGGTGCTCGGCAGGGGCTTGACGTCGGGAGTTTGGGCGTCTCCCGCGTCGTTGGGGGGTGTTTTTGCCATTGTTTGTAACTCCTATGGCACGTTTGGGGTTGATCTTCCCGGTTACGATCCGAGAAGTTTCTTCTTTTTCGCCGCGTCGTCGGATCCGGTGGATCCGCCGAGTATGGTTGACCGGCCGCCGTAAGCAGCTCGTCGCCGTTCCTGTTTCGCGGCCTTGGCGAGTGCGGTAGATGCGGTTGAATCGTCGCGGCTGGGCACGCTGGGGGCCGCCGGTATCGGCGGGGGGGGTGGAATGAACGGCTTGTCCGGGGCTTTGTCTCCGCCTCCGCCTCCGCCGAAAATTCCGGCGATCGCGTCAATG